AGTTGCTGAACATCTTCAGCAGCATGGTGGTGCTGTTTTTGATGGTGATTTTAAGAGCTTTGATTCTAGTGAGCAGCCTTGCTTGCATGATTTGATTTTGAACGCTATTAATAGGTGGTACGGCGATTCTCCAGAAAACCAGCTTGCGAGGCGTGTTCTCTGGTTGGAATTGGTGCACTCGCGCCACATTGGTGGCGTTGGCAACGACCAGAAACACATTTACCAGTGGAATAAAAGTTTACCTAGTGGACATCCGTTCACGACAGTTGTCAACAGCTTGTACTCGTTGGTCACTTTGGTTGGTGCTTATATGCACCTTACCGGCGACCGTGTAGGTTTTTGGGCCAATGTTGCTCCTTTGACGTACGGTGACGACAACGTTTCTAATGTCAGCCTTGACGTTGTTGACGTTTTCAATCGCGTCACTGTTTCTGGTGCTATGCAGGAGTGTTTTTCTCTTGTGTACACTGCAGGAGATAAGGAGGCTGAGTTGAGCCCTTATGGTGAGTTGAGCCAGGCCACGTTTTTAAAACGTGGCTTTCGGCTTGAAGCCAATAATTGGTTTTGCCCATTGGAGTTGGACAGTTTTCTGTTCACACATTATTGGGTCAAGAATCAAAAGTTGAAGAGGGCTATCATGGAAGACGTGTTGGAGAACGCATTACAAGAGCTTTCTTTACATGACCAGAGCGCTTGGGAGACGCACAGTCCCAAACTGATGGCTTTGTTAAAGGAGCATTTTGGCGTTGACACGCGCGTTGCGCCGACGCGCAAAAGCTATCAAGCGTTGATCCTTTCTAGGAAAGACGATTGGTATTGAAGCACAAATACGCTGCTTCGCGGTTTAAATATCTGACGCAATGGGCTACGCGAAGTTAGGACAGGGTGTTTCATGGTCACCGTAGCTATTTAGCTTTACTACTCAAGGTCGGTATAACCTAGAGAAATTGCGTCCTGATTGATATCATGAGGCTGATACATTCAGTATATGTCTCGCCACAAATACTAATACATTAAATAAAGATGGCGATCTACGCGCTGATGTCGAAACTTGCGACGTCATCGATTCTTTGGCAGTTTCTAACGCGCCAGAGACTACCGGAGTTACTTCCTTTGTTCAGGAGGCTTGCACTGTTAAGACTGCTATCGACAATGCTTTGAGCAAGTCTTTTTACACAGTTCAGCCTACTTTGCAGGATGTTCGTGACTATTTTTCAAGGCCTGTTTCCATCACTTCCGGCGACTTGCCTTTGGGCACGCGCACTAGGTTTTGGAATGCGCAGCCTCGATTTTCGACCATTGTTGGTTACTGGCTAGATGGTCGAACTCGACTGCGTGGTGCTTATGGCATTCGCGCTACTGTTGTTTATACTCTCCAAGTAGCTGCAACTCCGTTTCACCAGGGTCTGGTTTGCCT